TGTCGCAGGATTTTGCGGCCGTCCCAGTTCTTGGTGAGACCTTCATTTCTGAGAATCCGCCCGTGCAGCGGATTGTTGCAGTTGGTGAAGAAGCGTTGGGAAGTGAGTTTCTGTTTGACTCATTTTTCTCGATCGTTGCGGCTCGCCCGATGCCGCTCTACTCCGTACCCGGAATGATCGACCATTTCTAAGGAGGGTCTATGTGGCCGTTAGTTGCTGCCGCCGTTGGCGGCGCTGCTGCGGGAGGGATTGGTGCGTACGATATGAATCGTCGCCAGATTCACCTCGCGCAGGAGCAAATGGCGTTTCAAGAGCGCATGTCGAATACCGCGTATCAGCGGGCTATGGATGACATGCGAGCGGCAGGTTTAAATCCCATGCTTGCCGCGAATCAAGGGGGTGCGTCTACACCGCAGGGGGCGCAGCCACCTTCGTTGGAAAACGTTGGTCAGTCTGCTATGTCTTCGGCGGGTCAAGCCGTTGGGACTATGCAGCAGGGCGCGAATTTGGAGCAGACAGTTGCGCAGACGAAAAAGATCGAATCGGAAACGATTGATCATTCGATTAATTCTGCGCGTGCTTATCAGGAGTTGCGCGCCCGTTTGAGCGAAGCGGAAATGAAGGAAGTTGACGCACTCATTGCGAAGAGCACCCAGGGCTACAAAGCCAAGGGAATTATGGCGGAAGCCGATACCAAGGAGAATTTGGCGCGTGAAAGCGAGCGTACCTTGGAGGATCGGATTCGCGCCGTTCGTGCAGGTGCGTCGGGAAAGGAAGCGGATTTGAAGGAAAAGGAAGCTATGGGTCGGTTTTGGGAGAATACCGACCAAATGACTCCTTTCCTTCGCACGCTGATGATGATCATGCGTGGTGTTTCTGGAGCACGGTAACGTGTCTACATATGTTGGTCCAGTCAGGCCGGTGCATCCGGCCGTGCTTAAGGAGTTCGAAACCATGTTGCGTTCACACAATGTTCCGCGCCGTTCTGTTGCGTTGGTGACCACTCCATCGGAGGAAGGTCGTACACAGCAACAGTTCAAGGAGGAAGCGGATATCAATGTTTTGGTGAAGCGGTTCGGTATCACTGGGACGATGCCCCAGGATGTGCGAGTCCCGTTGGTGGGAGATTTTGAGGGCGTGTCGGATTTTCAGTCCGCCCTCAATTCTGTTGTGCAGGCCCGCGATGATTTCATGGCGTTGCCTGCTCAGGTGCGGAAGCGTTTCGCGAACGATCCGCAGTTGCTAATGGAGTTCATGGCGGATGAGAAGAATAAGGATGAAGCCCAAAAGTTGGGCCTTCTCAATACGCCTGTTGAAGTTCCGCGTGATGCGGTCAAGGCCATTGATGAGTTGGCCGCGAAGTTGGTGACGCCTCCGGCGTCTAAGTAATACCTTCCTCAAGGCCGGTATTGACTGAAAACGGGCCCCAACGGGGCCCGTTTTCTTTGCCGGCGTCGGCCGCCGGCTTTTGTGTTTGGCTTTGCCAGATCACAATTTTTCGAGGACGCTGTTATTCGGACCATCCCACTGTAAGGCCCCTCTCTCGTGTGTGCGTATTCGCGCGCGCGTATCGGGGGCCGCTGGGGGGTCCCAAGGCGGCCTCGCTATCAGCGATGAATCCGTGGGGGGTGAAACCCCCCAGGATTCGAGCGGTTGCCCCACCTCTCAGTCTTTATCGCATGTTCTTTTTTTGCTACGTGGGTTTCTAATTCGGCCTTGAGGGGTGAATTGTGTTATTCTACGTCCGTCGCAATTTCGCGACGCATCGCAGGAGTGCAAACGATGGACGTCAAAGCTTCCGAATTCATGAAGGAGCTTGGTGCGATCAAACGTGATCGCGATTTGGTGAAAGCTTCGCTTCTCACCGATGCGGCAAAAGCTAAGCTTTTGTCGCAATTGGATGCTCGCGTCAAAGAGATTTCGAGCGAGCTTGAGCGTTTGGACGTGTCCAAACGCGCCTAGGCACAGTGGCTTCCTCGTCCTACACTGTGCCAGTTGACACCTCGGCATCCCGCCGAGGGGTCTACAGGGGCGTCAAGCCCCGTTTTTAAGGAGCAAACGATGTACCGCAAGCCAGTCAACAAGTTCAAGTCCGCGAAGAAATTTCGCGGTCAAGTCGGCCGCACGAAGGCGGCCAATGTGCGTGGCAATCCCATGCGTGGAGGAATTCGTTTGTGACGTGTTATCGGCCTATCCCAGCGTTTCGCGTGGATGGGACGGTTACGCTGAAGAATCCGGGGGGAGACAATGAATTGGTCCCCCCGGATTTGCATGTTCCGTGCGGTCGTTGTGTTGGATGCCTTGAGAAGCGCGCCCGCGAGTGGGCGCTCCGATGCTCTCACGAGGCCCAGTTGCACGAGAACAATTGTTTTGTCACTCTCACCTACGGAAGGAATTTTCTGCCCCCTGGCGGATCATTGGAACACCGGGATTTTCAGTTGTTCATGAAGCGGACGCGCAAGCGATTGCCGGTCCGTTTTTTTATGTGCGGTGAATATGGTCCACTTAATCAACGTCCACATTATCATTCCATTCTCTTTGGTGCAGCTTTCAATGACGGCGAGCCGTCCGGCAAGTCCGGAAGTGGTGAGATTTTTTATGATTCGCCGCAGTTGGAAAAGCTGTGGGGTTACGGTCGAGTGTCTGTACAGCCAGTCACCCCCCGTACGATTGCGTATTGCACGCGTTATTGCGTGGATAAGTTCTATGGTTCTGAGACGGAAATGATTGACCGCTACGGCTACGTCGATCCCGAATCAGGCGAGATTTATATGCGCAAGCCAGAGTATATGGAGTGTTCGAAAGGAGTTGGCCACAATTGGTTTAAGTTGTACAAGGATGATGTGTTCCCCCATGATTTCTGTGTGTTTGACGGCAAGGAAATGCCGGTCCCTAGGTACTACAACCGCAAGATGGGGAAAGACCTTCGGATGGATCACATTGAGTTTCAGCGGGAGATTGCTGCCCGCAAGCACTTAGTCGACCAATCGCCCGAGCGGTTGACTGTTCGCGAGAAAGTGCACAAGGCTCGGGTTTCACGTCTTAAGAGGGAATTTTCCGAATGACCAAGTTAGTTGTTGCGGCGGTGATGGATTTCGCCACCCGCGGTTATGCTCGGCCGTTTTTTGCGCCGACATGGATTTTCGCGCAGCGTGGTTTTCAAGATGCGGTGAATCAGCCGGATTCGCCAACCCATGCTCATCCCAAGGATTATGAGCTTCACTGGCTCGCGATCTTTGATGATGAGACCGGAAAGTTTGAGGCGTGTGCAACGCCGTTCCCGGTTTTGCGTGCTATCGAGTGTGTTCAAGGAGCCACAAATGATGCATCGAAATAAGTCTGTTTCTGCGCACGAGTTTGCAATGGTGCCCCGCGCGGATATTCCGCGCGGTAGCTTCAAGATGGAGCGGGCCTACAAGTCCACGTTTGACAGTGGATATCTCGTGCCAGTTCTATGCGAGGAAGTGTTGCCGGGCGATTCGTTCCGGCTCAAGATGACAAGCTTTTGTCGCCTCGCTACGCCGATTTTTCCGATCATGGATAATCTGCGTTTGGATTCGTTCTTTTTCTTTGTCCCCAATCGTCTGGTGTGGACGAATTGGGTTCGCATGATGGGCGAACGGACCCCGGACCCCGATTCTTCGATTGATTTTGTGGTCCCGACGCAAACCTCACCGGCAGGTGGATATGCGGTCAATTCACTACAGGACTATTTCGGGCTTCCCACAACGGGTCAAGTTGATGCACTTTCTGATGTTGTGCATTCTGCACTCCCGTTACGTGCGTACAACCTCATTTTCCGAGAATGGTTTCGCGATCAGAATCTCATCGATTCCCCGGTCGTGGATATGGACGACGGTCCTGACGATCCTGCGGATTATGTGTTGCGTCGCCGTGGGAAACGGCACGACTATTTCACTTCGTGTTTGCCTTGGCCCAACAAAAATGGTGTTTCAGTACCATTGCCTTTGAATGGGACGGCTCCGGTGAAAGGCCGGTTCACGACTGTGGATTCTGGTGGAGCTGGTGCCAACGACATGAACGTGACGAACGGCACCACGAACCTTGACATGAGCGGCCTTTCGACGTTCACGGGCAATATCTTTGCCCGGGGTCTTTCTGGCGATTTGTACGCCGACCTGGCGAACGCCAGTGCGGCGACGATTAATCAGATTCGCCAGGCCTTCCAGATCCAGCGGCTGCTCGAGCGCGACGCCCGCGGAGGCACGCGCTACACAGAGATGGTGCAGGCCCATTTCGGGGTGCAGAACCCCGACGCGCGCCTGCAGCGGCCGGAGTACCTCGGGGGTGGCTCAACGCCCATCGTGATCTCTCCGATTGCTCAGACTTCGGCCACGGACATTTCCGGCACCGACACCCCGCTCGGCAATCTTGCTGCAGTTGGTACAGCCGTTGCGACGCACGGTTTTTCGCAAAGTTTCACCGAGCATGGCTACATCATTGGTCTTGTTTCGGTGCGCGCGGATTTGACGTATCAGCAGGGCCTGCGTCGTCATTGGTCGCGTCAGACGCGTTACGATTTCTATCACCCGGTTTTCGCTATGTTGGGCGAGCAAGCCGTTTTGAATCAGGAGATTTTCTGTGACGGTACAGGCAGTGACTCCGGCGTCTTTGGGTATCAAGAAAGGTGGGCCGAATATCGCTATTCGCCGTCGGAAATCACAGGTCGTTTTCGGTCCACTTCTGCATCGCCGTTGGATTCGTGGCACCTGTCGCAGGATTTTGCGGCCGTCCCAGTTCTTGGTGAGACCTTCATTTCTGAGAATCCGCCCGTGCAGCGGATTGTTGCAGTTGGTGAAGAAGCGTTGGGAAGTGAGTTTCTGTTTGACTC